CTTCGACCGTGGGACGCAACTAGCCCGAGTGCAGCCCCTCCTGTGGGAGACGAGCGACGCGGAGGACGGGTCTACCGTAGCGGAGCGGTTGCCTGTCGTCTCCGACGTTCCTGTGCAGTTCCCGGGCACGTCGGCGTTTGCCCTAACGTTCGACGTCCAGCCCGGGGACTTCTGCCTGCTCGTCTTCTCGGATCGGGCTCTCGACAAGTGGATCGGGGACGGGGGCGAGGTGGAGCCGGGGGATGCTCGACGGCATCACCTTAGCGACGCCGTCGCGCTGCTTGGCGTGCGCCCGTCCGGCGGGTTCGCCGAGGTCTCCGCGGGCTGCGCTGCACTTGTCCACAAGGACGGGGTGGGGGTCTACGTGAAGGAGGGAACGGTGAACCTCGGGAGCAAGGACCCCGGGGACGCTCTAGCCCTCGCGTCGAAGGTCAAGGATGAGCTTGAAGCGCTGCGCGATGCCTACGCCAACCACGGGCACAACGTCGCCACGGCGGGCACAGCGGCATCACAGGCGGGGACGACGAGTGCCCCCTGCTCAAACCCCGTCGGAACGCCTACGCCGCCGCTCCTGCCGCAAGTAGTGCCGCAGGTCGGGTCTGTCGCATCGGACACGGTCAAGGCCGACTAGGCGAGCGCTTCCCCGACCGTTCGGGATCCGATAGAGTCGAGGAATGGCAACCCTCGAACAGCTCGGAGAAACGAGCGCAGCGGACCTCGCGGATCAGTTCCGCAACATCCGCCTGGACTCGAGCAATGAGTGGGTCGTCGGGGACGACGGGTCGCCTGAATTCGTGACCGGTCTCGAGGCGATCGCACAGGACGTGCGCTGCAGGCTCCGGTTGCTTCTTGGGGAATGGGCGTTCGACGCGACCGAGGGCACGGCCTACCTGCAGAAGATCCTCGGGAAAGTCGGGCCGCAGAACGCCCAGAGCGAGATCGCCCGAGTCGTCCGGGCTACGCCGGGCATCCTCGCCGTGCAGAGGGTCGTTCCGTCCATGAACACAGCCTCTAGGACTCTCAGGGTTGACCTATCAGCCACTACGGCGTTCGGCCCTCTGACCGAAGCGATCGAGGTTAGCACGTGACCACCTACGGCATTGACTCCGCCGGGTTCTCCGTCAAGCCCTACGACGTGATCAAGGCGGAGCTTGAAGCGGACTTCAAGACGACTTTCGGCGCAGGGATCAACCTGCACCCGTCGGCGCCCTTCGGGCAGCTCGTCGGGATCCTCGCGGAACGTCACGCGAGCCTTTGGCAACTCGCAGAGGCGGTCTACGCCGCGGCTACGCCGGACGGAGCGGAGGGGATCTCCCTCGTGCACCTCGCGGCCCTCACGGGCACGAGCCCCAAAGCGGCGACGCTCACGAAGGTTGCCGCGGTCTGCACGGGGTCGGCGGGGGCCGTGCTCCTTGCCGGTCGGCGGGCTTCCGTCGTCGGCACGCGACTACAGTTCGAGACGCTCGAGGGCGTAACGCTCGCGGCCGTCGGCGCCGTTGCCCGGTCGACAGCCTACGCCGTCGGCGACCTCGTGACCTCGGACGGGAAGGTCTACCGCTGCGCCGTCGCGGGGCTCTCGAGCAGCTCGACGGCCGACGCTCCATCGGGCGAGGATCCCGGGCAGGTCGACGGGTCCGTCACGTGGGACTATGTCGGCGGAGGCACTGCGGCGGGCACGGTCTCGCTCGCGGCGGTCGACCCCGGGCCCGTGCAAGCCAACGCGGGGTCGCTCACCGTGATTGAGACGCCCGTCGCGGGATGGTCGGGGATCTACAACCCCGAGGACCCCTACCTGCTCGGCTCGAACACGGAGACCGACGCGGAGCTGCGGCTCCGTAGGGAGGCCGAGCTGCGCGCGCAGGGGAACGCCGCACTCGAGGCCGTGAGGCAGGCCGTTCTGCAGGTCGAGGACGTGCGCGAGGCGGTTGTGTTCGAGAACGTCACGGACACGACCGACGCAGACGGGCGCCCGATGAAGTCAATCGAGGTGCTCGTGGACGGAGGGGCCGACGCTTCCGTTGCCGGGGCCATCTTCGCGTCGAAGTCGGCGGGCGTGCAGGCCTTCGGGCTCGACGTCGTCGAATCCGTCGAGGACTCGCAGGGAATCGCGCACGAGATCCGATTCTCCCGCCCGGTGCAGACCGACCTGTGGCTGCGGGTCACGGTCTACTACGATCCCGACAAGTGGCCCGCCGACGGAAGCACGCAGATCCAAGAAGCGATCGCGTCCTGGGGTGAGTCGATCAAGACAGGGGATCCCGTCTACAGGTCGGCCGTTCTCGCGCGGGTGTTCGCGACGTCCGGTGTCGTCAACGCGGACCTCCCTCAATACTCGCTCAACGGCTACGCCTGGACGGCAGCCGACTACGAAACGGGCGTCCGGGAGCTGGTTGACGTCGACACCTCCCGGATCGTTGTTCTCGCTTTCAGCATCTAGGAGGGGTCCGCGTGGTCGACAGAATCGAGGATCACGGGGCCCGGGCCCTAGCGCGCACCTCGGCACAGTACAAGGGCACGCGGTCACACGAGGGCGTTCTCGGAGCCGCAGCCAAACAAGTGCAGGCGCTCGAGGACGCCTTGTTCGACCTGCTCACTATCCGAGCGGTCGACTTGAGCGAGGGCGCCCAACTCGACGCTATCGGGGCGATTCTTGGGGCCGAGCGCGAGGGGCGAGAAGACGCCGTCTTCCGGATGCGCCTTCGTGCGCAAGTCCTGTTGAACAGGTCAAGCGGCGAGGCCGAATCGATCGCTGGCGTGCTCCGGCTCGCCGTGCCAACGGCCACGGCGGCGGAGATCACGGACTGGCCCCCGGCTAGGTTCGAGCTACGCCTGCGCGGTGTGTCTCTGGCGGAGGATGAAGCCTCCCGGGCGGCTGCTCTCGTGCGCCTAGCACGTTCGGGCGGCGTCGGGGGCTCGCTCGTCTACCTATCCACCGGAGGCGCGCCGACCGCCCTGCGCTTCAAGGCGGAGGGCGATCCGGTCTCTGGCGTCGTGCAGACGGGGGCGTCCACCGGAGAGGATAAGGTCTACATTTCTAATATTTACGCTTTTCCGGATCCTCCTGGGACTGTGGTCGTCGGGGTCGGGCTAGCTACCGCGGAGGCGAGGGTCTACACGACGAAGGACGAAGACAACGGCTATTTGATTTTGTCCGCTGTCCTCGAGAGCATCCACGCCCCCGGCGAACTGGTCGAACTGCAGGAGAGCTTGGGGCTATCTATCGACGGCGTTACACCCCCCTTCAACTCCGGCAATCTTGCCGGGGTCCAGGAGTAGAGCAATGGCGCGACCTTCCAGTTTCCTCACGTGGGCCACGTCGGGATCGAAGCTAGATCCAGGGGCGGGGCGCAAGGCCACGGGCTTTCTCCCGGGCGAGACGCTGCCCGCTCAATGGCTCAATTGGTTGTTGAACAACGTCGGGCAGTGGCTCACGTGGATCAACTCCTACGTGCCCGCGAAGAACGAGGCGAACACTTTCTCGGCAAAGCAGACGCTCGGCGCCGGTGTCGACGTGGTTGGGGATGGATCGTTCACTGGCACGGTGGGCGCAGCCGGGGGCTTCCAGGGGACGGGTGTGATCGACACGGCCGCGCAGTTCGTCGTCGTGAACGGTCCGGGGTCTGTCGACGGCTACCGACTGATCCAGGAGGCCCCGAGCTACGAGGGCGACGGGATGCGCCGGATCTACGCCTATGGCGTCGGGGCGGCGTCGGGGCTGGCGATCACGATCAACGCCTACTGGACCGGCTCCGCGTGGGCACGGGACAACACGGGGCTCGCTGCTACGATGCTCGTCATGACGGGCGACGCTCCGCCCCGTCTGCTAACGATGCCGACGATCGGCGGCACGTGGCGCGGGTACGCGGACCTCGGCATGGCTCCCGTCGCTATGGGCCGGATCTCCGCGACCACGTCGACCGCCTCTCTCGTGAGCAGCAAGGTTGTCGAGGCCGGGTTCATTGACGTCGTCTCGCTTTTTTCAATGGGGACGGTACGAGTCGCCCTCGACGGTGCCCGCATCGGCTCCGGGTTCCACGTGCAGATCCAGCCTATCAACCTGGGGATCGCGACACCTTACGCGACCGAGATCATTCCGGGCACGTCGACGTTCGACGTCAAGGCAAGGGCCACGGACGGATCCGCGTTCGCACAGTCGTGGGCCTTCTACTTCTGGATCTACCTGTCCGCGCAGATGGCTTTCTAGCTAGCTAGCAAAGATCCAAAGCAAGCAGGCTTGCGGGCGGTCGACTCGGGCTGTAGGCTGGTCGACAGAAAGCACGCGGAGTCCTGCCCATGCCGTCACCCGTCGATCAGTCGACGATCTCACTCTCCGCCGCCGCCAAGTGCCTGCAGTGGGCTCTAGGAATCGCGGCGGCGGTCGTTCTCTATCTGCTGCAGTCCGCGATCACCTCGGCACGTGTCGAGGTGGAAGCCGTCAAGAGCGACTGCAAAACCACGGCGGCGAAGGTGCAAGCGCTCGAGATCGAGGCGGGCCGGACCGACGAGAAGTTCAAGGCTATTCAGGCGGCCTTGGACAGGATCGAGAAGAAGATCGGGACGGCCCCGCCATGAAGCCCGTCCCCCGCAAGAACGTCCAGTGTGCAAACGTCACGGTGCCGGTAGACGCGCCGATCCGGAACGGCCCGCACGAGCGCAGCCCGGACGCTCTCCGTGCCGTTCTAGCGCAGTTCGACGTTGAGGCGAACCCCCGCTATCGCGTGCGCGACACGAGCGGCGACGGCGTCGAGGACACGTTCTGCAACATCTTCGTCTGGGATGCCACGCGCGCGCTCGGTTGCGAACTGGACCACTACGACGAGAACGGGCGCGAGCGTAGCGCCAACGGGCTCGCCTTGTGGCTGGAGACTTGCGGCCCCTATCAAGACTGGCTGCAGGTCGACGCGAGCACGGCGGGCGCTTGTGCCGCTCGAGGGCGGCCCGTCGTCGCCGTGTGGCGCAACCCCGGGAAGGGGCCGGGGCACGTCGCAGTACTTCTCCCGCCACACGGAGCGCAACTCCGGATCGCGCAGGCCGGGCGCTCCAATCTGTTCGACGTGCCGATCGTCCGGGGCTTTGGTAGGCTGCTCGCCGCTGTCAAGTTCTACGCACACGACTAGGAGACCCTCATGCGTGCCCTTCTGATCGGCAGCTTCTCGGCCTTCACCTTGATCGCCTTCGGCTTGGGCGCGGCAGCGCTGCTGCCCGCCCCCGCGGAAGCCACTACCGTGACGGACGCTTTCGAGACCGTCGGGATCGCCCCGTGCATCGGGCACACGACGATCGCGGGAGTCAACACCGTGACCTTGCCCGCCGGGCGTTACGAGGTCTCGACGACGATCGAGGCGCAGTACCGGATCGGGGCTACGGACCCGGGCGACCCGGCATCCTGCACGAGCGATTGCGGTGTGCCTCTCTACACCCGCGTCGTCTACGACCGCCCGTTCCGCGTGGGGACGGCTACGACCACGGTCAAGATCCGAGCTGTCGCCGTCGGCCGGGTCTACTTCTGCCCGATCGCCGAATTCCCCCGGAGGTAGCCGTGACTCGCGCAGCAATTGCCCTCTTCTTGCTTGTGTTCTGCACCCCGGCATTCGGGCAGCGCTCGCGCGAGTCCACTCGAGCGCGCGAGGTCGGGAGCCCTGTCGCGGCTCGATACCTCTTCAACGCGACGGGCGGAGACTGGGCCGTGCCGCCGGAGGCCCCCCCGCCGACCGTCGACTGCCTGGGAGATCACCGGGACGGGAATTGTGGTTCGATTCAATTCACAAAGACCGGATCTATTGGCGTCGCTCCGGCCTACCCGAGCCCCACAGGAAGCGCCGCCGGTGCCGCTACCCGCTACACGTCTGGAGCGAAACTATCGGGGACAGGTTATGTCGCAAACCCGCACACCGCTTGCGTTGTCTTTACCCATGACGGCTTCGCCGATTTCCGCCCCATGGTCATGCTCTCTAAGGCCAATTATGACACGCGGAGAACCTTGATTTATACGTCAAGCGGCACGCTGTATCACCAGATTTGCAGCAATTGGCCCGATTGCACAACGCACTCGGCGGGGGCCGCAACAATCGGTGAGCATGTCGCGTGTTTCGCCTTTGATCCAGTCGACGGTTCGATGCGGCGCAATTTAGACGGCGTAGCAACGTCGAACACGACGACTATTAATAGGCTGGCCGACGTAGCCTATTTGGAATTGAACGGCCCCGCCGTCTCCAGGGTTACTATCTGGTCCGACTGGGCGGCCTCGACCTCGGACATGGCGCGCATGGTCCGAGCCCAGCAAGCGCACCAGGGGACCATGGGCGAATCAATCACCGTCACGCGCTCGACTCCGGAGACGGTCCCGTTAACGCTCGGCGCGCCCTACTGCCCGCGCTCGACGGCGAGGTCGTGTGTTCGAGACTCCGACGGATCGGTCTACACGGTCGGACCCTACGATTGCTGCATCGAGGACGGGGTCGTGAGCGACGAACCCCGGCGCACGTCGCGGATTCTCTTTAACCAAAGGGATCCGGCAAACACTGCGGCCGGAGGGATTAGCGGCATCGGGTCTACATGGACGATCCGCGGGGCGGCGACCTGCACTCTTTCGCCTGACCCGGCGCCCGACGGGACTTATACGGCCGAGCGTTGCACGGTTGGGCTCAAGGGTGTGGACGACGTGTTCGCATTAGCGACGGGCTTTGCTGCTAACACGCCCCTCGCAACCTCATTTTGGGTTAGGTATGTTTCGGCCGCTGGTGACCTGCGGGCGTACAATACAAGCTCTGCAGCGAGCGGCGAGACTCGCGTAGACCTCGCGACGATTGGCTCATCGTGGTTCCACGTTTCAGCGGAGAGTATCCCGCCGACAGTGGCGTGGAGGTCGATAGCTTCCGGCGCGGCTGGAGTTTTGTTTTCCGCTGGATCTGGCCTTGTGACCTTCGACGTTTGGGATCCCTGGCAAGTCGAGGGAACGGTCGCCGGGCATTCCGTCGGGGTCCAAGCCTCACCAGTAACAGTCGAGGCCGACAACGTCATGCCGGAAGGGTCGATCTACCTTGCGACCGTTCCCGCGAATCAACTCGCAATTGGGGATAGAGGGGCACAATTCTTTGGCGCGGTAACAGGCAAGACGGCCTATTCGCGGGATTTCAGCCAAGCGGTATGGTCGAAGACCGACGTTTCCGTGAGTGTCAACGCGGTCGCGGGGCCCGACGGGCAATTGAAGGCGGATAGACTGACCGTTACGAGCGATCTCTCTTCGCGCAACGTCTCGCAATACTGGACGACCGAGGCAGGCAAGCAGTACACGTGCAGCGGATTTGTCAAGAATGGCCCGGGTAACGTCGAATTCGGCGTCTATCAAGGTGGTTGGCTCGTAAACGAATGCCGCAAGCTCGCGGGGCCTGGGGTGGTCACTAATCCAGGCGGGAGCTATTGCCGCGTTCAAGGGCTCGACGCACAGCAATGGACCTACGTCTCGACCACAATCACGGCTCCGGCCGCGGTGTCGACGGCGTTTCTGCTCTACCCTGCGAGCACGGCCACGGGGGGCGCGGGCAAGGGCGTCGACGTGGACTTCTGGACCTGCGAGGTCGGCGGAGTGGCTTCCCCGCCTTTCGAGTCCGCAGCTCTTCCAATGAGTATGGCGGCGACTTCCGAGCTTGTCAGGACCGGGATCACGTCGGGCGACTGGTGCGTGAAGTGGCGCGGGTCGGCTCGAGATTGGGGCCCGCCTACCGACCCCATCGGTATGTGGCAGATCCAATGGACGGACGGTGCGCTCGGAGCGGCGAATTTCGCACGACTCTACGCCGCAAACGCGACCGGAACGCTTTTCCTGGTCGTCTACGACGGAGCAGGCGGGCAGAGGAACCTATCGTGGACCCATGGCTTTGTTGACGGTTCCGAGCACACGATCACCGCTTGCGGTTCGCGTGCAGGAGATCTCGCTGTGTCGGTCGACGGCGTTCGAGTCTCGGCGACGCCAACGGGCGCAGGGACAGGGATCCTCTCGGCCGCTCCTTCGTGGGCGCTCGTCGGATCCTACGCTTCGACGCGCGAGCTAGATGGGGCGACACGGGAGATCGTCTTCTGTCACGACGTCTCTACGCCCGAGGAGTGCCGATGAACACCGCCAAACTCGTCGCCCCCTTGGTCGCCTTGTCCGCTCTTGGAGCCATAGCCCTGATCGCCTCCCCACCCGTCGCGGACGGCGAGTGTGAGACTCGAGACGTCGTCCTCGAGGACGACGGAGGCCTCGCCTACGAAACGATCGAGGTGTGCGGGGACCTGGACAGTGGGATCCTGCCGGAGGTCGCAGGGCGGGTCCTCTCCGCCCGCGGAGTACGCCCTCGCGGGCCCTCTCCTCGAGGAGTCGCTCGAGGACTCGCGTCCGGCTGTGCCTGCGCCCCGGTCGTCCAGCCTGCGCCCCCGGGGCTGCGGTGCGAGAGGCTTGTGCGCAGCATCGGCGAACCCGACCGATGGGTAGAAGCCGTTGCACCCGACGCCATGCAGCCCGGCGAGTGGCGCGGGCCCTGCCCCCTACTCCCGACATGCACGGAGGCGGGCGAGCTGATCCCTGGAAGCGCGCTGCTCCTCGAGTGCATTCCGCCCGAACCCGAACCCGAACCCGAACCCGACTTTGAAGACAACCCGTAGTCGAAAAGGAGATCCCCTTGCACTCACTCCGTTTCCTCTCGCTGCTCTCCCTGCTCTCCCTGTCCGTGCCCGCGTTCGCGGCCCCTGCCGGTGCGCTCCTGCAGTCTGACGGGGCGGCCCTGCTCTCCGCGGGAGCCTCCGTCGTCGACGCCCCGGTCCCGGCGCTCCCGAGCGCCGACGACCCCCTCGCGGTCGTCGAGACCATCGTGCAGCTCGTGCAGGCCCGGAACTGGCTGGGCCTCGCCCCCGTGCTGCTCGTGCTCGCTCTGTACGCCCTGCGCAGGTGGGGCGGGCGCAAGTGGCCGATCCTCGAGACGCCTCGCGCGGGCTACGTCATGTCCCTGATCGCGGCGTTCGGCGCGGCTCTGTGGGCGTCGGTCTACAGCTCGCCCGGGGTCGGTCTGCTGCAGGTTC